GTCGTTAAGTTGCCTGTTGTCTGGTTTGCAAACAAGAGATAACGAGTGGCGTTTGTCGTGGTGTCATCAGTCACGGTAGCGTAAGCCGTAGGCGTTGACCAAGTAGGTGCGCTAGTTCCGTTTGAAGTCAGAACCTGTCCTGTCGTACCAGCCGACACGAAAGAAGTCGCACCAGTACCAGTTTGGTAAGGCACATAGCCAGCGCCACCGCCAGCAATATTCGTAGCAGTTGTGGCTGTCGTTGCTGAACCAGCAGTAATTGACGATTGACTTAACCATGAAGGGTTAGCCGCAGCACCGCCAGTTTGCAGGAGTTGCCCAGAAGTGCCAGGGCCAAGCGAAGTCCAACCTGCATTGTTTCGATACAGAATTGAACCTTGCGTAGAAGTAATGTTGTCAAGGAATGGCGATGGGCCAATCCATTGAACACCAGTTCCAGTTGTGCTTAATACTTGACCGTTTGTTCCAGCCGACAAGAAAGATGTAGCACCTGAACCTGTCTGATATGGAACTGAGCCAGCAGCGCCACCAGTGATGTTTGTCGCTGTTGTTGCACTTGCCGCAGTCGTTGCAGAAGCCGCAGCACCAGAGATGTTAATTCCCCAAGTACCAGATGCGCCTGTGCCATCAGCCTTTGGAGCGCCAACAGTGCTGTAATCAATCGTTTTAGCAGCAGAGCCATCATAACTTGTGCCAGCCGTAGCGCCACCAGATGCAGCAAAAGTAACTGAATAAGGGGAAACAGCCGTAACAGTAGCAGAACCGCCTAAAGCGATAGAACTACCATTGAGCGTAATAGACGAATTCGTTAAATAAGAATTGTCAATCGTGCTGCCATGCCATACACCAGCAGTGATTGTTCCAACGCCTGTAATTCCTGTGTAAGAACCGCTTAATCGAGCAGTGTCTAAAGTTCCAGAAGTTACTTGTGTTGCAGCAATCGCAATGCTTGTATTTGACGCGCTTGTGATCTGACCTTGTGCATTAACCACCACCACAGGAACGCTAGAAGCAGAACCATAGGTCGCAGCAGATACGCCAGTGTTTGTGATGCTGAACTGATAGCCAGCAAGGGTCAATCCTGTGCCAGCGGTATAAGTTGCAGCGACAGAGAAGTTAGACCAAGTGACAGATGTAACGCCTAAAGTCCCACCTGGCTGTGCAGGGCAATACCACGCAGAACCAGCCAATGTGCTTCCTGATTCAATAAAACAGATGGCTGAAACCAGTTCATCCCATGTATCTGTGTCTACTGATCGTGCCCAAGTACCTGAAGCCGCTACATAAATACCATTGTTTGCTGATGTAGATTGGTTTTTAACCAAAATACGCATACCAGCGGTAAGACTAGAAGCCCAATCACCATTTGCTTGTGTCGTAAGACCAGAAAGTGTGATGTTTCCAGTTGTGCCGTAATTTACGGGTGGTTTCCACGATAAACCAGCGACATAACTATCAACATATTGTTTATTCGCTACGTCTGTAGTCGCTACAGGGGCTGTGGAAACCGTAGCAGTCGTAAAAGCCGCGCTAGAAGGCGTTGTAGCCCCAATAGTCGTGCTGTCAATCGTGCTGTTTGTGATGTGTAAACCGCTTTGTGATGGGTTTACTGAAGCATAAAATGGTTGCCCCTGTCCAATAAACGTCTGGAATGTGCCATCAACAGCGAAAAGCGCTTGAACTGGCAGCAGGTTTTGATTTGTACTATCGGCGGGTGCAGTCATTTTTATTCCTCTGGCGCATCCAATCGGCTAATTAACATTCTATAAGAAGCAATAGTGGCTTGAGCTTGAATTAAAAAGGTTTGCGCCTTTTGTAACTCTTGCTCAAGCTCACGGATTTCAGCTTCCAAGAATTCCTTGGAGATTTGCATTAGCTGTTAGCCGTAGTCAACATGATGTAATACGCAGTACCAGCGCTGTCCACAATCTTCAAAGAGTTTGTAGCTGCGCCTTGGGTATTTGTACCAACCATTGCTGATGGAACGTTAAACAGGTTAGACACAGTGCCACTGCCGCTGTTGGTGAAACGAATAAACGAAGCGTTTGTCCAAGTACCACCAGAAGCAAAGTTAGAGTCAGCTTGAATAGCAGCCAAAGTGCCGCCTGGGTTGGTAGAAGTACCGCCCAAAGTAGCACGCAAAGCGTTACCAGCACCAGACACGGTGGAAGTACCATCAATGTCCAAAGTGATGTGAGCGCCGTTCACAGTACCACCAACAGCAACTGCACCAGAGCCAGTAGCGATAGAAGTGTAAGCACGCAAAGTTTCACCAGAGCCAGCGGCTTTGAAGATGAGCTTTTTGTAGTCCAAACGGGTATCACCGCCAGTAGCAGTAGTGGTGGCATAAGAGCCATTCAAAACGCCAGCAGAAGTGATATTGACAGGTACAGCGGATGAACCAACTTGTACTGATACAAACGATGGGTCTGCGTATGCAGCGCCAGTTGCTTGGGTGTTAGTAGTAGCCATGATTAGCCTTTCTCATTTCCAAAAGGGATTAGGATTGATCTGCCGCAGGTGTTGCATACAGAGTTGTGGTTTCTGTAGCAGCGCAAATTGCAGACAAATAATAGGGGGTTGATGGGGTAGCCAAGATGATTGGAGTGGTCATATTTGGTGGGAGCAAATAATCACCATTAGTTCCATCAACTGGGATAACAGGAGTAGCAGCGATTGCAGAGGTTGTGCCCCATTTGATCGTGCAAGCCTTAGAACCAACGTTCAAGAAACTTGTGTAGTTCACCTGATCGTTAGTGTTGTCGTCAATTAACACAGGAGTGTGTGCTGTTGCTGTGACAGCTAGAGCCACGGTTGGCCCTGCATTACGTTGTACGGTTGAACCTGCCATTTGAATAGCTCCTTTGGGCAAAATTGTAGCAAATAAAACAGAAATAGGGAGTTTTTTAGGCTCCCTATTTTGCTTATTTCGCCATCAATATTATGGCAAGAAAGTCAGGTCGTAGCCGTAAACAAACACATCGCAAGTTGCGGCAACTGTTGTTCCAACGTTCACATAAAGTGTAGAAGGAGCAGAGATTGCTGTGTGTGCGTTTGTAGCTGCGCTAGTGGTCACATAAGTGCTAGCAGTGTTGCTTGTCAAAGCAGCAGTAGTCAACACGGTAGTGCCAGTTTGACCAACACCTGTATACACGCCAACAGTAGCGGTTGAAATGTCAGTGGTTGCGCCACTTGAGTTCAAACCGTTGGTGACGAGAATGGTAGTTGGCAAGAATTTGCCCAAATCAACCAAGTTCATTGCTGTATCACCAGCAGCGCCAAGGTTAACTGATTGAGCAGAAGCAATCAAACGCAGGGCTTGGTTTGTAGCCAAATTCTGTGGGTGATTGCTGACGGTGGAAGCTGGTCCTGGATTCGCCATGATATTTATTCCTTTAAAAGTTAGTGACGGGGGCTTTTTACACCCCCATTGTCAATTAGGCTGCAACGCGGCAAGCCAATTCAGGGTACAGAGGTGCCCAACCGTACAACACATCCAAACGAGTTGGGATGCTGTCGTTGTTGATTGTGTACTGGCGAACCACACGCATTGACAAACCGATTTCCTTGTCGCTTGCACGACCAGCAAAATGCACGCCTTCTGGCAATTCCAGGTCGGCTACTGCCAACGTGAAAGCATTGCGGTGCATGATGATGTTTTGAGGAGACACAGTACCTGTCTTGTTGAACTGGGTCACAGCGGCAGCAGCAGAAGTGCTAGGGATAGTCACGTTTTGGAACTGACCAGCAGTAATCACAGCGGGAGACACGGTAACAGCACCAGACGAACCAGAAGTGATGGTTGTAGAAGCCTTCACAACAAAGTTGCGGAGCTTGTTAGAACCATAAGCAGCGCGGTTTTGTGGGTTAACTGCGTACACGCCGTCGATAGTGAACACGTCACCAGCGTTCAAGCGCATGATGCCTGAGTTAGCTGCTGTCAAAGTGATTTGGCTAGAAGAAGCCCAACCGCTTGTCAAGAAGCCAGAACCAGTAGCAGTGTCAACAGAAGCGGTAACAGTAGTAGTGCTGTTAGAGCCGAATGTTTGAGACACAACGTTCTGATCCATCTTCCAGTTCATACCAGCAGAATCACGGCCCATCAAACCTTTACGATATTGTTCGCCGATAGC